CTCCGGGGACTGCTTGCGTCCCACCCCCTCCGGGGATTGTCTTCTCCTCACCCCCTCCGGGGAGGGGGATAAAGGGGGTGGGTCCTGTTTCGATTAGCACTTTACACCGGGGTTGCCGGTACGTTCACCTGGGTGAACCAGCCAGCTACCAGCGCAGCCGAGGCCGCTACATCCTCGTCCACCTTCGTGACCTTGACCGATTCAGTCACGCCCGTCTTGGTCGTGAACTTGAAAATCGTTGCGATCGCGGTGTAGGTTAGTTTTGCCAGCTTGGGCGCCGGGTTGGCTTCCAAGGTTTGAAATTCAGCATCGCCGATCTCAAACTTGCCCTTCAGGTACTGGACATACAGATACTTGCCATTCGATTTCTTGCTCCTGAAACTCAGGGCAAAATCCGGCGCGTTGGCAGCACTGCCTTCGATCAGCATTCCGTTGGTTGCGTTCAACGTCCTCCCGGTCAATGCCGCGATGGTCGCCAGCGGCAGGTTTGTAACCTCGATTTCGATCTTGGTTTCGCCTTCAGCGGTTGATGTGTCAAAGACACCATCATCCGCGTACTGTGTGTTGATGCTTTTGGTTGTGCTCAGCTTCGCGCTGGCTGCCGGGGCAAGCACTATTGGCGTGCCTGGTGTGTATGCGCTGGCATCGTCCGCCGTGATCGGCGCGTAATACAGTTTGTCGAGCCCGATCTGGCTCTTATACTCTCCTGATCCGATTGTCATTGTTACTCCTTCTCCTCGTAATAGAGGAAATCCTTGCTTTGGCCATAATGGCCTGTTTTTTCGTTGTAGTCCATGTCTCTTTCAGCCTGGAAAAAAAACCCGGCTGCCAGCATGGCTGTTTCCACATCGGGGAAACTTTCAAATCCACTTCGTGACCATAAATTCAGCTGCACCAGGTAGCTCCGTGCTGTTTCGTGATCGTCAATATGCTCTTCCGGACCGCCAGTGATCACCTGGTAAGTGATATATTGATCTGGCCAGGGGTCGTCTTTGGTTTTCAGGATCAGGCGGCCGTTTGCCGTCCTCACCCCCAGGCTGCTCAAAGCACTGTTCACCCTTGTCCAGATTGTCATTCCAGTTCTCCGAGTTCTTTCTCAAGCACAGCCTTCATTGCCTTGGTGCTTTTGCTTTTATCTTCTTTCATCGTCGCCCGTAGGTACGATTGCGCGCTCACGCTGCTCGAGCCAAACTCCTGCACCGTGCCGTATCGAACAACTTCCGCTGGGGCATCGATCAAACCAATTTCAATGAATGAAACGTTCCCGTCGCGCTGAACCTCACCCTTTTTCAGGCTGTCATGCAGCTTCCCGGTACGCTTTGGTACCCTCCGCTTCATTCCTGCCAGCACAACATCCGCTCCGGCATCCAGCATCTCTCCGGCTACCGCATTGATATCCGTTTCCATCGTCGCCAGGGTTTCCATCATCTCCTGCAGTTTTTTTGGCATGCTCAGGGTCGCTTTCATCATCCAACTCCGATCCTGCTGACCTTCAGCTCCAGCCATTCATTCCGTTCCCTGATGTTATCAATCGAGCGGATCTCCCAGGTCTGGTTCCCATAAAGTACGCGCCAGGTTTCATCCAGTCCGGGCACATAACGCATTAGCAGGGTTGCCGCCTTACTGGCTCCTGCCGCGTCAGCCTGCCAGACTTCGTCGCCGTGAGCGTTGATCCATCGGCACCACACTGTTTTCTTTTGACCAACTACAAGCTGATTGAATCCGCCGGCATCTTCCTGGTACTTTCTTTCCTCCAGCTCGATTTTTGTTCGCAGCTCGCCTGGGTTGGTGGTTACATTGCCAATCTTCATGTAGTCAGCTCCGACAACTCTTTCAGTCGTACGGCTTCAGCTTTTAGCTGTAGTAAAACTGCATTCAGACCAAAGCTCAGTATCGATTCTGATCCCAGCTGGGCTGGGTTTTCATACCATTGAACCAAAAGCATCCTGGCTGCTGACTTGGCAGTCGTGTTGATCACTGCATCCTGGGTCCACAACCACCCGGTCGCGTTTTCAATGTACGCGTCCACCTGGTCCAGCAGATCCAGCATATTCTTATCATCAGTTTCGCAGCGTAAAACAGTTGCTGCTTCAGTCGGGGTCAGGATGCTCATCTCATTTCACCTCAGCCTTTTTGGCCGCTTTCTTTTGGCCAGACTCGGCGGTGGTGTCCTTCAGAGTTGGACCACCTCCCGTCTGTTCCTTCGTATTCATGACCACCCATCCAGTCTTGAGATAGGCTTCCAGGGCGTCAGGATGGACATCCATGCGATATCCATCCTTGGTCACAGGTATAAACTGCACCTCAGTCATGACAGCCTTAGCTCAACCCGATGGCGATTGCCTCTGGGTCTAAAACGATCGCGCCGTACATAATCGAGATTTCGTCCACGATCTGGCGGTACTCCGCATATCGGCGGACCTCAAACACCAATCCGGTGTAGGGATCACGGATGCTGGTAGCGTCGATCGCGGCGTCACCCTCTTTGGGGATTTCGGGCAGGCGGCAGCCTAAACCGAGAGCTGACTGATTAAAAGCCAGGTTGGGGGTGTACTGGTGGATGCTGACCGCCTTGCCATCCGCAGCAGCTCCCAGCAAACCAGGAGCACCGATCTTGAGCGTTCCGGCAGCTGTGATTCCCTCAACGACGACGTACTTCGAACCAGAAGGCTCATCTGCGATCGAGATCACATCACCTGCCAGGATGGTTCCTGTACCAGTCTTGACTGTGATTTCTGTTGCACCAGCGGAATGGGCTCCGTTCAATACATAATTTGCACCGGTGCCTTTGGTGTGCTGAGTGATTTGATTGCTCTCAAAGACGTTGAAGCCCTGGACCCGCGTGCGGTATCCATTCTTCATCATCTCATCGTCACCAGCTTCATTGGCTTTCCACAACATGCCCATGTAGGCACGCATCGCCTCCGCAGTCGCTGTGTTCAGCACCAGGGAGAGCTCGCCATTGGAGCGGTCGTTCTTCGCCAGGATACCCCACAGTTTTGCGAAGTACTCCAGGTTGGTGGAAGATGCGGTGAAAGGCACAGTGTCAGCTGTACCAAAAGCACGGCTGGCATTCAGAATCGCTACGCCTGCCAGGTAACTTTCGATCCCGGCTGCCAGATTGTCGAATGCCTGCAGATACTGGTTTTGCCGGCGGATTGCCATAGCGGCATCGCCAATTGCTTCTGAAGCTTCACCGGTCACCGCAATGCGCACACCCTTTCGGTATGCCATTGTGTAGGTGAGCGATTTTGCCACGTCAGCACTGGGTGCGGGCAGGGTTGCAGCAGGTTCGATGTCAACTGCACCGCTCACCTGAGGTACATCCCAGACCACGCTTTGACCCTTTGCGGCTCGGGAGAGCTGGCCATCCACCTGGACAGCCCTGATCATCCCAAACTGGCGCCGCGGAAACTCCGCGATGCCCGCATAGAGGGTGGGGAACAAACTTGCTAAAGAATCAGGCATTTTCTACTCCTTTTCTTCAGTGACTTTGCCACCGCGTCCCAAAAACGCGATCTTGTCACTGTAATTCATCCCGTCGAATGCTTCGCGGGTCATGGTGGTTTTGACAGCGCCAACTTCTGCGGCTGCCTCGGATACAGGCACAAACAAACCAGCCGCGCTATCTGCGAACTCGCCCGCCTTGGTCAGTTTGTTGTAAAGGTCGACCGCCTTTTGTGCTTCGGCTTGAGCCTCGTCCAGCGCGGGCTCAAGAGCCAGAGCAGTCGTGACGTCTTCCTCGGTGCCGCCCAGCAGGGTTTCAATCTCCTGGGCTTTTTCGTTTACAACCTGAATCCTTTTTTGAGCCAGGTCGTAAGCACTCTTGAATGTGGTCATACTCTCATCTCCTTGAGGTTTTTAGATTTTTCGCGCAGTGCCTGGACGGCTCTCTCGCGTTCTATTTTGCCCTGGTCGGGCTCTGTATCGGAGGTATCTTCCAGCACGCTGGTTGCCGGTTCCTCCGTAACATTCAATCCTTTTTGCATCATTTCCTGAACAGCTGTTGGAACTTCACGGTATCCTTTCAAAGCATTGTTCATCACTGGCAGGGAATCCTTTGCCATTAATGCCGCTCTTGCGGATGCCGGCTGGCTGATGATCTCATCCACAAACCCGTTCTCAAGCGCAGTCTGTGCGCTCATCCAGGTCTCATCTGCCATCATTTTTTCGATCTGGGATTGTTCAAGCGTACTTTTTGCCATGTATGCTTCAACGATCCCTTTTTTCAGCTCTTTTAGCATGCTGATCGTCACCCTGTGATCATCCACATTTCCGATAGTGATCGTCCAGGGGTCGTGGATCATGAAAAAGGCGCTGTCCTGCATTTGCACCTTTGCTCCTGCTGTGGCGATATAGGTCGCAGCGCTTGCGCACAACCCGTCGATCTGGCAGGTTACCTTGCCTGGGTAAGACATCAGCATGGACCGGATCGCGCTGGCCGCCATCATGTCCCCACCTGAGGAATGGATCCGCAGCAGAACTGGTTTCCCGCCGGCCTGGTCCAATGCCTCTTTCATCGCGTCCTGGGTGACGTAACCCAATGGCGGATGGACCGGGTCATAAAACCAATAGCTGTCCATAATGTCGCCATAGCAGTAGATCTCCACCTCCCCGTTCCCCACGGCATCAAATGCCAGGGTTTGCCTGGTTTCAATGGAGTTTTCTTGTACTGCAGTTCTGTTCAATTTCATTCCGTCTCCTTGCCGGGCATGGTCAGCCCTTTTTCAGTGATCACCGCCATATTGCCCGGGAAGTAGTGCTGATCTCCGCCTGGGTAGGGTTCCAGGTCGTTGATCGCCCTGGCTTCATTGGGTGAATAAATCCCGTCAAAAATTTGGGTATGCAAAAATTCCGCTTGTGTCTTGGTGTCCAGCTGCATAAGAGCCTTGCGTTCAAATCGGAAAAAGCCGGCATCCTGCTCCTCAGTTGCCAGCCATTTCAGCCTGGCACTCTGTTCAAATTGCACCAGGTAGGGGTTCAGGGTGGTCCCAAGGTAATCCAGCTGCTGTTGTTCGTTCGATTGGTATGATTGCTTTCCCAGATTGAGCTTGTACTGTGGCAGCCCAAAGTAGTTGGCAATCTCGGTCTCCGTAGCCTGGATGCTCTCCAGAAATTGGACATCGGACGCGTTCATGGTGATCTGTTTGAAGTCAAGGATGGCATTGTCCTGTACCATTACCCCGTCTGCGGCACTTTTCAGGTAGCTGTCTTTGACTTTGTTCCGTGCTTCTTCGCTGATCAGGCCATTCACCTTCAGAATGGCGGTAGGAAGCAAGCCGTTGCCCATCAATGTATTCCGCGAGTTGTTGGCTCCGATCTGCCGGTTGATCGTGTCCTGGGCATACCCCAGCACCGACCGTCCGTAAACCCCCTTTTTGTCCGGATTGATCATCAGGTGTAAGATCTCAGGATCCGGGATTTCTTTTACCTTGCCATTATCAAATAGCACCTGGAAGTATCGATTGCCGTGTTTGTCAAACACCGGCCGTACTTTGCCTGCCTCCAGGTGGAAAAGCTCTGGATAGGTGCTCACCGGTCGCCAGATGTAGGCATTCCCCATGCTCAGCATGTCCAAAATCAGGCGTTTTTTGAAGACAAACGGCGTCTGCCATCTGTTAGGCTCGATTTCAATCAGATAAGCCACATTCCGGCTGTCTCCATCGGGTTTGACCCGTCTGGACCCCCGTTCCAGCCTCTCAAATTGCTGGAAAGGCAGCGCGGCGATATCGTCGCTCAAAATGTTCATACACCGGTACACGGTTGACAGTTTCTTTGCAGTCTCAACCGTAATGGTTCCGATTGTCGCCATTGGTGGCCAGTAAAGCAGATAACTGCTGTCTCCAGGTTGCATATCCGCCGGGATCGGGGTCATAACAGCATCCTTGATTACGTTCTTTTTCACATGCCCCATCCTTCCGACAGGATCCGTTCTTCGAGGTTGTCAGCCTGGTTATAGAACCGTGCCCTGCACATCGCCAGCACCAGCGCCATAACTGGATCAATTCGTTTGGTCCTGATCACGCTCTTTCCTTTGGTCTCCTTGACCAGCTTCTTCAAGCCGGAACCATTGGTCGCAATTGACGCGTTTCCGAAAGTCCATCTCAGCAGCGGGTTGTGCTCATGGGTCAGCTGCCCGGAGCGCATCAGCGTTTCAACTGTGTTCATCGGGTCTGTCAGAACTGCAAAGGTACCCTGTTGGGTAACCACATTGACCCCTTCCTTCATCTCCGCCTGGGTCAGCATGACAGCAAACGCTGGGTCAGACACCAACTCAACCACTTCGTACATTGCTTTGTATTCAAGGATCTTGTCAAGGATTGCCCAGTGGTCGATCGTATCGCCCTCTGTCACCTGCACATACCCACCCATCTCCCACTTGTCGTAAGGCACATGGTCCGTCCGCACCCTCTCCAAAAGCGTGTTGCGCGGAATAAAAGCGTCGCTCTTGAAATGCCAGTGATCCAGCCCCGGCTGAGGGGGGAACAGCCGCACGATCGCCGAAAGGTCGGTGGTCGTCGACGCGTCCTGCCCGATGAAGCATTTCTTGCCAAGCAACTGCTCGTCCGGGATATGCTCCTCAGTCTGGTCGTACACGCTCAGGTCAATCCAGCTTGTAAGTTTGGTGGTCACCCACTGGTTCATATCCAGCCAGCGGAAGTTCAATTCCACCTCCGGGCTGTTCTTTGCCCGGTTGGCAGCATCCCGCATCGACTCGATATCTTTTGCCACGCCCAGCGAGGGATTCGCTGCATACCAATTTGCCTCGTTGTAGATATCCTCTCCTTCATAGGAGTAGATCGCCACATACCAGGACGGATCAAAGATCTCTCCTGAAGCAACCTTCATGGCGTAATCATGCAGCTCCCAGCCAATGCTTACCCGGTCAGGATCCTTGCCCGCCGTGGTAAAGTTCCACCAGATTGGCTGGGCGCGGGAAGCGCCGGATCCGTGGGTCATCACGTCCCATAGATCACGGTTGGGTTGGGCGTGGATCTCATCAAATAACACTGCGCTGGGCTTGTACCCGTGTTTCGTGTATGCCTCGGAACTCATCACCTTGTAACGTGTTCCACTTACCTTGTCACTGATCTTCTTGTAGGATGGCAGGACCTTGGATCGCTTCAGCAATGCCGGCACCAGCTCGAGCATCTTGCTGGCTACATCGTAGATGATCGACGCCTGCTCCCGATCAGCTGCGCATCCATACACCTCGCCGTTGATCTCGCCGTCTGCATACAGATGATATAAAGCAACCCCGGCTCCTAGCTCACTGTTGTGAGTCGGAATAAACGATTCACTTGCCAGGTATAACCGCGATGGAGAATCCACCTCGATACACTTCACCGGAACAGATTCAATCGGTTTACATGACTCAATATAGATCCGGCTGTTTCTGGTATTTATCCCGGCAGTCCTGCTCTGACGTTCTATATCCCTCTGTATGCGAAAAACAGGGATGTCGGCATTAGGGTGAAATAACACGCGGTATTTTTCACCGCAATCTTTTCCATACAGAGCTGCTCGTCCTGTTGTGATCGTTGCCTTGAACCCTAAGGAGCGTGCTAATATGACAACATCGTTTGCAAGCCTTTTATTTGTGTTGGAAAATTCACACTGGCCTTGTTTGGAACAATATCCATCGCTATCCATCAACCCTCGAAGAAGCTCTAACCGCTGCTCGATGGAAGAGAAAATGTACATTTCCGGGATATGTTTGTTCGTGAACACATCCAGGCTCCGCAAAACCGGATTAATGCCTTTTACCCAATAACCATAATTCCCAAAACTTTCACGATGCTCGACCTCATAACCAAGTTCCCTCAGATAGGAGAGCGGCTCTGGGTCGGCGATTGTGATCCTGGAGTCACGTGAATTACCATCCCCAAGCCACAGGCCTAACAAATATGGGGGAAGAGGCAAATCTCGTTCTGGAGAAGAAGTCGCTTTGGCAAGTTCAATGCGGTGGTTTAGTCCATTGAGACTCTCTATCGATGCTGCTATTTGGCTGGTAGTCCGAATGGCAGTTTTCGCTTCTGGACGGCGAGTGGTTGTCAACCACTGATGGTCTGCATCGGCTACAATCTTCTGTCCATTTGCAAATTGCAGCTGATAACACGGTCTTCCAGTCATGATGTCGGTCGTCGCAATAACGTTGCAGGGCTGTCCGAGCTCGTCAAATACCTGATCTCCAACTTGCAGATCAGCCATTTTTCTCCATCCATTGGGCGTTGGGATAAGAGTATCGATTGCCAGGGCTTTCCCATTCTTTTTTGGCACTTCCACCCAGATATAGCGGTACTGGCGGGTGCCATCCTCTTTGACCGTGCCGTAAACATCCCGCAGGATCTTCTCTTCCCAGGGCAGCAGCTTGAACGGCTGCCCGAAGAATCTCCCGTCGGTATGCTTCAGCATCGAAAAGAACGCGCAGGCGCGGTCGGCTTTTGCCTGGTCAAACGGCATGTCCGCCCACCTTGTTCACGATCGCCTCAAACTGGATCGTTGGATCTCCCAACAGCTTCTCCATCTCGTCAAGGGGGTCCTCTTCTTCAGCGCGCTCCGGAACCACCCCGGCTCTTGACCGCGGTGTCAGGTACATCTGTTGTTGATAACTGAGTAAGCTCGCCCTTTTCCGGTCCAGCCTGGCGTCAATGTCCAAAACTGTCTTGTATGCCAGCTGAACCTTATTCACGATCTGCACCAACTGCTTTGACAGCTCCACCCAGGTCGCGTCTTCGCTGGCCGGCTTGTAATCGATCATATGCCGCCGGTGCAAAACCACATCCTCGCGCCGATCCTTCCAATCTGCCAGTGCAGCTGATCGCATGTCCAGCAGATCCTGTTCTTCTTCCAGGGTGAGGCAGTAAGCGATCAGCAGATCCCGGTCCTGGCTGTCAACCCGCTCAGCTTTCAGGCTCTCAAACTCGCGCATCAACCGCCGCCAGCTTTCCCGGGCAAACGTATGTCCTTTCAGCTCCTTGGGCGCCGAACTTGGCAGATTTCGCCCCGTTTTATTTGCGTTTTCTGCTGAAATTCTCTGATTTTTTTCTTCCAGAGTCTCATGTCTGACCACTAAATCAGCTGGTTTTTTAGCAGGCATTGGAATTCTCCACATTGGGATTT